ACAGGTGGTGACGTAATCGTTGCCTACACAACTCGCCTGCCTCGCATTGATCGCATCGGGTTGAGAGAGGATGGATCTGCGGTTTACATCAAGGGCGTCTCTGCCCGTGCGAACCCTGTTCCACCTATCGTTCCTTCGGATGTTTTGCAGTTGGCAACGGTTTCGAATAACTGGATTGAACGTCCTGTTGTCGAGAATGACGCCATCCGTTCAGTTCCGTATGGAGAGATCTGGCGCTACTTCAATCGTATCATTGATATGGATCGCCTAGTGCAGCAGGAGCGGCTCAAGAATGACATCGATTCCCGTGAGCCTGTGGCTAAGAAGGGAATGTTCGTTGATGCGTTTGAAAACGATACCATGCGTGATGCTGGCATCGAACAGTCGGCAGCAGTGGGGAACGGAATTTTCCAGCTGGCGATTGTGCCGACTGTGCATCGTGTTCAGATGTTTAATCCGGTCACACTGGATTTCACAGAAGAAGTTATCGCGGTGCAGGATCTTAAGACGGCCTGCACCAAGATCAACCCATATGCCAACTTCACGCAACTGCCGGGAACAATGGACATTGATCCTGCTGTGGACTTCTGGACAGTGCAGCAAACTGAATGGCTCTCCCCTGAGACGATTAATCTCAATATGGGGCAGACATCGAACAGGCGAACTCCTCTGCGGGTAACAACCGAAGAGAATAAGCTTATCGATCAGCGCAGCGAGCAGGCAGAGTTCCTTCGTGAAATCCCCGTCGAGTTCAATATCTCTGGGTTCGGCGCAGGAGAGATTCTTGACCTCCTGACTTTCGATGCGATCTCGGTTCTACCGGCAGGAGGGTTAACCGCTGATGTTGATGGACGCATCCAAGGGACATTCACGATTCCGGCAAACGTAACAGCTGGGACGAAGACAATCTCTGCAGAGGGGCGTGGCGGCTCACAGGCCAATGCGTTCTTCACCGGCATGGGAACGATCAACATTGACGTTATGCGTCGTGTGACAACAATCCGGACATGGACATTTGTTGATGCTGACCCGCAGGCGCAAATGTTTGCTGTGCCGGAGCCGCGGCAAATGATCGGTGTGGACTTCCATCTTTGTCAGATCGGAGACCAAAACAAAGGCCTTCTGATTGAGCAGGTAACGATTGATAATGGCTACCCAACAACGGAAGTCATGGCTCAATCTACAGTCAGCATGGTCGGTGCGGTGGAGGGATGGAAACATGCCAGATACCGTCTGCCAGTGACCACGCAGTCTGACCGGAAGTTCGCTTTCGTGATTAAGACCGATGACAATGAGCATTCGGTTTCACTCGCAAAGCTCGGTGAGTTCGATCAGGATCAGCAGAAGTTTGTGTCATCTCACCCATATGTTATTGGCCCACGCTTCTCCAGTGTGAACGCTGAAACATGGTCTGCTCATCAGGATGAAGCTCTTACGTTCCGCCTCATCGCTGCGAAGTACACATCCACGACAAAGACTGTTGATCTCGGCACTATCGATCTCGATCAGTGTTCTGATCTCCAGATCAGAGCTGTGGTTGAGCTGCCTTCACCGGCATGTTCGGTTGTGTTTGAGGTCGAGCGTACAAACGGAACGATCTATAAGCTGCTGCCATACCAGCTTCTTGAGCTGACAGAGTATATCACGGAGACTGTAAAGCTTCGGGCTATCCTCACTGGAACAAGCAAGCTGTCTCCTATCCTGTTCGCGCCAATTGAGTTGATCTCAGGTACAATCAAAACGGAGGCAACATATGTTTCACGCGCTATGGCGCTGGGAACAAATGTGCGCGTGTCGGCATATCTCAAGACGTTCATTCCGGGCGGGGCAACATTCAAGATGGAATACTCCATCGAAGGTGGGGCATTCGTCTCGTTGCCAGTGGCCGAAGTCGAGCAGTTGGCGTTCCCTATGTGGTCAGAGCAGAAGTTCCAAGCCTCTAACCTATCGGGTCAAAACATCCGATTGAAAATCATCGCAACCGGTGGGCCATCTTCGCGGATTGCAGCCGGTGACTTTGGAGCAGGGATCTTCTAATGGCGGACACAACAACACACTATGACATCCCGCAGGTTGATCCTGAAAAGAACGTCTCTGATGAAGTGTTCGTGCTTATTCAGGCGTTCGAAGTGGTTGATGATGTTCTCTTCCGTCTCGCTCAAGAGATCGTTAAGAAACTCAACAGCGATGATGAGATTGCAATCAGCAAGATCACCAATCTTCAGCAGACGCTCGATGACAAGATGCTGAAAAGCCGGACGTTTAAGCTCACTGAGTTGACGGACGTTATCGGCGCTCAGGAAGCGATGATCAACTACATCATGACAAAAGGAGCGGATGGCTATGTCTTCCGCTCTGCCCTGTCGGTTCTTGGAGCACACCTTCACGACATCGCAGATGTCAGAGGGCTGCAGCCTGTTTTGAATACATTCATCGCCGGAGCTGCATCGTCAGTCGATGGCGAAGTTCCGGTATTCCAAAGCACGACAGGGAAGCAGCTTAAAAACTCAGGTGTCACCATAGCCTCTCTGCGGGACGGTGGGACTTACTAACAGTGTTAGGGTGGCATGAGATTTGCCACCCGCAATCATTTAATCTCGGAGGCGGTCACTGATGGCGTACCAGCAAAAGCGAAGCTCTGTAGTTGGGAAGGTGCCAACAGTCGCAGACTTCGGGAGCGATACCGGACAGCTCATTATCAACACAGCAGATGGTAAAATCTACATGCTGGTTGGCGGTGTTGTCAGGGCATTTACAAATGATGATGACCTGCCAGCTACGGCGCCTATCGGCTCTATCATTATGATGGCTTCTGATGACAAGATTGTTCCTCCGGGCTGCCTGCTCATGAATGGCGCACCCGTGACTGCAACATATCCAGAGCTGCGTGCTCATGGTATTGCTGCGGGTTGGGAGCGGAATGCCGCTGGCGATCCGCTAACCCCTGATATGGGCGGGTATATCGCTCGAGGCTGGCGTCCGGGTCAGTTGGTTGATGCTGGTCGTATATTTGGTACTGTGCAGCAGGATGCTTTGCAAGATCATGGGCATCCAATACTTGGATCAGGTGGATCTGTGGCTGCAACGATTGATGCCAGAGGTCTTATGGGGGGTAATGGTGTCCCTAATAGTGGGGACATTGCGTCAAACCCACGCTACAGAAATGCGAGTACAAATCCAGCTGCGAATAATGAGTCGTATATTGGAATTTCAAGCTTACTTACTAATACACGCACAGCAAGCGAAACCCGTCCAATCAACCGCACGTTTACCTATTGGGTGAAAGCTTATCCTGCTAAGGTCGATACAGGCTCAATTGATCTTGCTAACCTGACACGAGATATTCAGGGGGTGGCCACGTCTATTTCTGATTTGGAAAGCCTAATGCAGGCAAAGCTTGATGCCATGCAAAAACAGTTCTTTGGGAATGGCCAAGTTTGGCAGTCCGTTAGCCGCCCTGCCAATACTGTTTTCCAAAACACAACAGGTAAGACCATTTTCATTACTGTCAACATTTCAAGCGGCTACGGAACTTTTCAGATGTCGCCGGATAATGTGAATTGGGCAACTGCTTCAGAGATTGGTGGTGGCAGTATGTGGGTAATGGGCATGCCAATCCCTAACGGCTATTACTACAAAACTGGCACCGGCGGCACATACAGGGAGCTTCGTTAAAATGGAAAAAGGTTTTTATCATCCCGATCTTGGCTACTGGCAAGCCGTAGGTGGCGATCCAAAAATAGAGGATTATCGCACTGGTACTATAGAAGTTCCGTTAAAGCCAAGCGAAAACCACCACTGGCAAAATGGTGAGTGGGTTTATGTGGAGCCTGAACCAGAACCGGAAGCCGTGATCTCTATTTCGGCTGTTACATTCTGGGAGCGCACAACAGAGGCAGAAGGGGCGGCTATTGAGGCCATGCTCAATCAGCAGCCATTTCGTGTTCGACAGATTTTCATGACTGCTCAATCGTACCGGTCGGATCATGAGCTTTGGCCGCTGTTACAATCCGCAGCTATTGGATTGTTTGGTGAAGAGCGTGCCGCAGAGCTGCTCGCTCAGCCATAATTTCTAAGTTCTAAACTGACCATTCGCACCGCCCTCGAGGCGGTTATTTACATTGAAAATGAATGATAGGCACGCTTCTGCGTGCCTTTTTTATTGCTTAGCGGGGAACCCGCTTCAACAGGAGAGAAGGAATGAGCGATCCAGTTTTCGGTCTATCGATTACACAAGTCGAGAACGAACCGCGCCCAGCGATTGTGACAAATATGTCAGTAATTGGTCTAGTCTTTACCGCACCCGCCGCTGATGCGACGGAGTTCCCAATCAATAAACCGGTACTCTTTTATTCATCAGACGAGCAAAAGCTAGCAAAGATGGGAAAGACCGGCACGGGTTATAATGCCGTTAATCTCATTAACCAGCAGCTCGGTCAGTTTCAGGCGGCAGCGACAATCGTCGGCGTTCGCGTCGAACAAGGCGCTGATGTTGATGCGACTATCGTCAACCTGCTCGGCTCTATCAATGACCGTACCGGTATGTATGCACTCCTCGACGCAGGCTCCGAACTTGGCATTACCCCTCGCCTGATCTGCGTTCCCGGCTATACCTCACAGGTCGCATCCGGTGCTGATGCAAACGCGATTATTGCTGGTCTTCCGACGCTGCTTGATCGCCTGCTCGCGGTGTCAGTGGTTGACGGCCCCGCAACAGATGAAGCCGCAGCAAACTCATGGCGAACTACAATCCAGTCAAAGCGGATTATCCCTGTCGACGTAGCAGTAAAAATTCTGGATGAAGCTGGTGACGTGGCCACTATGCCTGCATCCCCTGCGATCATTGGTATCGCAGTTCGTCGCGATCACGAGTTTCAGGGGCGCCCTTTCCACTCATGGGCGAACCAACCTGTTTATGGGATCGTCGGCCCGTCCCGTCCGATTGAGTTTTCGATCCTTGACGGTGCAACAGAGGGGCAGCAGCTCCTATCGAAAAATATCGGTATTATCGTTCGTGGAGAAAGCTCCGACGGCGCGATTGCGGACGGAGGCTTTGTCTATGTTGGCACCGATACTTGCTCAGAGGATACACTCTGGCAGTTTTACAATCAGGTGCGCGGCCGTGACTACATTCACCTGATGTTTATCAAGACGCTCCGCTTCTTCCTTGGCCGTCGAAATATCGACCGTGGAACAATCGAAGATATTCTCGCTACAATGAAAGGCGGGCTTCGCGATATTCAGGCTGCTGGCGACCTCCTTGGCTTCCGAGTGAACTTTACGCGCGCTGCCAATAGTCCGGAACAGCTCCGCCTCGGCCGCTTTACCGTCGCCTTTCAGGCGGAGGAACCGCCAGTCCTGCGTTACATCGGCATCCAGTCTGCACGCTATCGCCCTGCTCTCGATGCGCTGCTCGATGATCTGCTGACCAGCCTCGACGCTTAATCAGGTTCGTGCGGAGGCTCTACGCCTCCGTTAACGCTTCTCGATTTTAAGGAAAAATCGTCATGTCAAATATTTACATCATGGAAGCCGCGAACCTTTTCGTCGGTGACCACGATCCGAAAAACTCGAAGTTTCTGACACTGGAAGAATTGAAGCTCCCGGACTTGCAGGAAACGCTTGTCGATCACAATCCGGGCGGCGGTAAGGTAGCGGTTGAGTTTGGTGTCGGCGTTGAAAAGCTCGAGCCGACATTCAAGCTCAAAGGATGGGACATGCCACTCCTGCGGAGCTTTGGCCTCGGGAGCACTACCCGCAAGAACTTCACCGCTTACGGCGTCGTTCGCGACAAAAAGAGCGGCAAGGCACTTGAGGCTAAGGCGATTATTGAGGGCCGCCTCTCCCGCGTCGCACCGGACGCTTTTACACGCGGTGAAACGATGGGGCATGAGTACGCCATTAACGAGGTTCTGCACTATGAACTTTTCTTTGATGGTGCGGAAGAACTCTATTGGGATTTCTTCACGAACACGCTCCGCCTCGGCGGTGTCGACCCTGATCCAGACTTCAATAACATTCTCCGCATCAGCAACGGCGGATAATCGCCGGTAGTTAGATAAGCCCGTCAATGAGGCGGGCATTTTTCAGGGAAATAAAATGAATAAGCACGAACTTAAGTACCCGATCACGGTCAATGGCGCGACAATATCCTCGGTAACAATCCGTCGCCCTAAAGGCGGCGATATGGTCGTCATTGGCGATCAGGTCGCGGAACTTATGAAGTTCTACACGGCTAACGCGAAGGCTGCACAAGAAATCGCCGTTGCAGATGCCGCAGCAAAACTGGCCGGTACGGAAGCTGACTTTGAAGCTATCGCGGCAAAAATGACCCCGCCCACAAGCAAAGTATTCTCCGCAATGATCGACATTGCAGCATGTCTGGCAGGTCTTGGCGATGGTGCCGCAGAGCTTGACGTTACCGACCTTCAAGACATTGCGGGGAAGGCTCTCAACACGGGGGAAGTGTCGGGGCGTGGGACGGAGCAGACTGGCGACGAGTAATCGCTCTTGCAGCCTCAAGCACAAACACGTCCCTAAATTTTTTCCTCGATCTGCCAGTCAACGAATTGATCGACTGGTTAGAAACAGCATCGAAAATCCCGCAGAGGCGTATCTAAATGGCAAACCTTACCTCGATCCTTACCGTTCGTTTAATTGATGCCGTTACAGCACCGGCTCGTGCCGCTGCTAATTCTATCCGTGGTATCGGCACGGCCGTCGACAGCACAAACAAGCGTCGCCTCGCAATTGGCGGGGCAATTAACACGATGGTGACGGATGTTGGTAAAGCCTCAGATCGCCTACGCCGGAATGTAAACACTATGACCAGTGGGCTTTCAATGCCCACTGGCTTCCTGACTTTCTTTGGCGCTCGTGCAGTGTACGACTTCGAGAAAACCTCGAACGCTTTACAAGCGGTGACCGACACAACTGACGGTCAACGCAAAGCGATCCAGAATTATGCAAAAGAGCTAAACGAGCTTTTCCCTGCTACCAACTCTGAGATTATGAAAGGCGCATACGAACTCGGCCGCGCAGGTTTCAAGTATGAACAGATTATGGGTTCCATGAAAGGAATGCTTAATCTCGCGCTAGCCGGTGACATTGCGATTAAGGAGAGCGCGGATATCGCGACTAATATCCTTACCGCGATGCGCCTGCCAATGAAAACGACTGAGCAGGCAGCAAGCAGCCTTATGCGCGTGAATGACGCTCTGGCTTATTCAGCATCAAACTCTAATACCGACGTTCGCATGATGGGCGAAACCTTCAAGTACGTCGGCCCTATGGCTGCGGCTGCGGGTATGTCAATTGAGGAAGTCGCGGCCGCCTCGATGGTCATGGCTCGAAACGGCATCCGTGCGAGCGAGGCCGGTGTAGCGATGCGATCCGCACTCGTCCGTATGGTTCGCCCAACAAAACCAATGCTCGCCGCTCTCGAGCGCATGAATGTCAATGTAAATGACTTCGTCAAAGGCGGAAGGCAGATCAGCGCTCAAGATATTGTTTCCTCTCTGGCCGTGGATGGTATCGACTCAACCACATATGCGAAACAGATCGAGCAGGTTCTTAACGACCCCTCGCTCAACAATTCTCTGAGCAAGCTCACTGAAAAATTGACGAATGTCATAGGTGGGGACGGCTCCGTTATGGATAAGTCAAAGCTGGCTGAAACCATTACAGAGGCTTTGACGGCAGCAGGGTCAGAGGTAGATTTCTTCGGCTTTATCCGAGCCCTTCGTGAGAAAGGCGCTGACCTCGGTGAGGTCGCCCGCATCTTTGATGCCCGTCAAGGTTCACGTTTGATCACGCTTCTCGCTGGCGATCTCGACAAAGCTCTTTCCGACGTCGAGGGCGGGTCAAAAGGTGCAACCGACCGCATGGCTAAAACCATGATGAAAGGTATTGTCGGGGATTGGGCAGAATTTGAGGCTTCGTTCGAAAACTTGTTTGTCTCGATTGCTGAAAGCGGCGTCCTTAAAACTGCCTCGGAAGCATTCAAAATGGCGGCTGATGCTCTTAAATCCCTTTCTGAAAGCAATCCTAAATTGCTAGAGTTCGGGACTTATGCCCTGTTAATCGCGGCTGCAATCGGCCCCATTGCTCTGATTGGCAGTGGTGTTATTGCGTTCTTTACCTCACTTGTCGCGCTCATGATGCTCGTCACCAAACTCGGTAAAGGTGCGCTCAGTGTCGCGGCTGCATCTATGGGGGTAACAGGGGCAGCCGCCGCAGGCGGTGCGGCAACGACCGCAGCAACAGCAGCCGGAGCGACCGCAGCCGGAGCGACCGCAGCCGGTGCAACAACAAAAGGGAGTTTATTCTCCAAGCTGATGCGTGGCGCTGGCGTTGCCACTGCTGCGCTAACAACAGCGGAGCTTCTTTCGTGGATTGACCCAGAGGGTAATCTGTGGGGGCTAACGAGCGGCATTGACGCATGGGTTCAGAAAAAAACCGGAACTAATCCGTCAAACATTGGTGGCGGCGAGATCGACAAAGAGGCAGCTCTTGCCGACGTTCTCGCGAGGCAAGCCGCTGTCGATGCGCGGCTAATGCAAATCGACCAGTCTATGCACCCCGCAATGCAGAACATGGCGAACCCTGAGCGGGACGCTTTGCTCATGCAGCGCAATATCCTTGATGCCGATGCGAAAGCACTGGCACCGACTGGCGATAGCGCTGCGGGAGCGGCTGCGGCCGACGCGACGATGGGTGGCTTTAATCAGGCTATGGCTCAACAAATCGCAGCAGCAAAGTTGCAAATCCAGCAATTTATGTCCGAAGCAACAGCCATGATGCAGACGACTATCACACCGACGATCCGACCTCGTCTTGATATGTCTGCGGTGTCCGGCGTCCATGCTGATACAGGAGTTGAATAATGCTTATGGTCTTCGGAGCCTTAAAATTCGAGGTCTGGCCGTTTAACCCTGTGGGGACAAGCAGCGAGAGCGGCGGCGAGTACGTTGAAAAACCTGTTATGGGACGCCGCCCTCCGCTCGAATTTGTTGGAGAAACGACTGAAAATTTTACGATCTCGGTAAAGCTGTTTCCCGCCAAACTCGGCGGCCTCGGATCGCTTGAAAAACTTCATGCGATCCGTAGGAGCGGTATTCCGCAATATCTTATGCGTGGTGACGGTGTCCCTCTTGGTTGGTTTGTCGTGACGAACGTCGGGGCTGAAAGCTCATATCTTGATGCGAAAGGCGTTGGGCAAGTGATTGAGTTTGATATCTCCCTCCGGCGCGGTGACGCACCGCAGGACGCCGATTTCTTTGCAACAATGATAGGTATGCTCGAATGACTTACAGCGGCAACACGGAAACCGTCGTCGTCAAGGGCGAAGCTATAACGCTTTCACTGCTTGTTTGGCGTCGGTTCAAAAAGCAAAGTACGGGGTTCGTCGAGCGTGTCCTCGATATGAACCCCGGCCTTGCTGACCTCGGCCCAATCATCCCTGTCGGTACTTCCATTGTTTTTCCGATTGACGCTCCTGAATTGAAAAAGAAGGAGCGAAATATCGTCCATTTATGGGATTAACCTATGCTTGCAACGGTTCGCAAAACGGAATGCGTCGTCACGGTTGACGGGCAGGATATATCGAGCGCGCTACTCGCCCGCCTTATCAATTTGAGCATTACCGACAAGGCGGGAGTTTCAAGCGATACCGTCCGGATCGAGCTTGATGACGGCGACGGGGTTATCCTCCTGCCGAGTGAGGGCGCGACGATCAATATTTTGCTCGGATCGAATGGCACAGACCCCGCCGTTGTGTTCCGTGGCGTTGTCGATGAAGTTCGATCAGCAGGTTCGCGCTCAGGCGGTCGGACGCTCTCGATTTCCGGCAAGGGCTTCGACGCGCAGGGCAAGGCGAAGCAACAGCAGCAAAAGCATTGGGACGGTAAAAAGCTCGGCGAAGTGTTCGCCGAAGCTGCAAAGCTCGGCGGCGTCGAGAAAGTTCGGGTCGATGATGACCTGAAAGATATCGTCCGCCCATATTGGGCAATGCAAGGCGAGAGCTTCCTCCACTTCGGCGAACGCATCGCCCGCGAGATTGGAGCGACGTTTAAAATATCAAATGACGTCGCAATTCTTGCAAAGCGCAACGGCGGACGTTCCGCAAGCGGCCAGCCCCTTGCCATTGTTCAAGCGGCCTATGGCGACAACCTGATCTCATGGGACATTGCGCCGGTAACAGGGCGGCCTCGGTACTCAAAGGCTAAAACTCGGTACTACGACAAAAAATTAGGAACGTGGAAAACCGAGGACGTCGAGATCGAGGACGATAATGCCGATGCCGAATTTACGAGCCGGTATCCGGCCGGTGATGCCGACGAGGCAAAGCGGAACTCTGAAAGCCGCAAGGCAGACAGCGAACGAGGTAAAGGCGAAGGCTCTATCACGATTGACGGTAATTCAGACGCGCAGCCGGAGGGAACTGTCGTTCTTTCTGGTTCCCGTCCCGGCATTGATGGGACATACCGCATTGATACAGTTCAACATGATTTCTCCCGCTCAACTGGATGGGTAACGCGTCTTGATATAAAGCAACCTCATGGCAATGCAGGCAAAGACAGCCGCAAGAAAACAAATAAGAGCCGTAATAAGGCGTAAATCATTCAAGTTGGTCAAAAAAGCCGACAAAGACTTTTTATGGGAAAATCACAAATGGATAATAACGTGCCAACCATCGCGGCGATCCTGCTTGAATTCGGTAGTAGGATTGAAGCCAAGAAGGCATTAATTTTTATAGCTTTACTCCACAGTGAGCAACGATGAAACCCTGAAATATGGACTAGCCCTACGAAAACAAATTCGCTAACCGAACAGCTATAGGTATTTTGTTAAACTACATCAGAAAGCCCGAACATTGAGGTGCTCGGGCTTAATTGCAGATTTGTTATGCTGATAATTGGCCGTTATTGGCTGATGTTTTGTTCATCCATGGCATGGGTACTTTGGGCTCGTCAAGAATGCCACGCTTGCGGGCAAAGCCTTTGATTGCATTTCGTGCAACTTCTAACGGTTTAACACCGTCATGCGCATCACAACATGCCTTCCAAGCAGTGTCATATATCAAGTCACGATCATCTTCTGGCCATTCATGCAAAAAGATCAGCGCATCATGAATGTTGGCAATTTCTAAAGTCAAATAAGTCCCGCACTTAACGAACACGGGCTTGTCAAACAAACGGTCGCTCACAGAAGCCTCCATAATCCGAACGATGTGTGTTGGTGTGACAATCCCGATTTAGTATGTGAAAAGGCTATTTCAAGAGCTGAGCGAATTGATAAATTAAGACGATATATCTTACCTCTGCCTCATCATTATTTTATTCGGCAATGGAACTTTGCTTTTATTCTTTTGTTCTGTCAGTGGGAGGGAGTGCTATGGATAGCCAAGATTATGCGTTGGCCTACTATTTGATAGTGCCAATCTTAGGTGTATCAATCGTCATGTTGGTCTTTTCTATGTGGCAAATGCGAAAAACGTGCTGGCGTGACAAGCATAAAAAATGATCCTGCCATGATGATACGGAACTTTCTTAGCTGAATCCTCTTACTTTAGAGGAGGTAAGGTATGAAAGTTTATGAATATATGTCCATTTACAACGGCTCGATTGTCTTAATTACGATTGCGGTTGTAATGCTAGTCTTTCTAGCCTGGCAATTCCGCAGGCGAAGAAATCGCAACAGAAAACAATGAGAATTCGATGAGACCCCGCTAAAGCGGGGTTTTTTGTATCTATAGGAAACATCATGAATATGAACCTTGGCGATACCCGCCTCTTGATTGAGGCGGGGCGAGAGCGCGGACTATTGCGCAATCAAATGGCTTATGTGCTGGCGACTGCTTATCATGAAACGGCGCACATTATGAAGCCTGTGCGGGAGATAGGCGGTGAAAAATATCTTCGCTCGAAAAAATATTACCCTCATGTTGGTATGGGGTATGTTCAGCTGACATGGAAAGAAAACTATGAGCGGGCTGCACGAGAGCTTTGCCGAAAAGCCAGTGAGCGGATGTGTGTTGATTTCGTAGGCAATCCTCAGCTTTTGTTAAAGCCGGAATACGCTGCGCCAATCCTCATCATTGGTATGCAAGAAGGCTGGTTCACGGGTAAGAAACTTTCCGATTACATCACCTTGCAAAAGTCTGACTTCCGTAATGCTCGACGCATTGTCAATCTGACGGATAAGGCCGATCTGATTGCAAGCTATGCCCGTGCGTATGACAAGCTGTTACTTGCTGAAGGTTATGGCGTTGAACAGGTTATCGAAGCGCCGGTCAATGATGTGTTGCCGGTACCCGAAAACACCGAGCCAGTCGGTAAGTCCAAACGTTTCTGGACGTGGCTGACGGCTGCGGCTTTACCTGCGCTTGGTCTGCTGGATTGGCGCGTACAATTGGTTTCTGTGGTCATTGTCGGCGGTATTGCGGGCTATGCAATTTATTCCATGCCGCCGGTCAAAGCCAAGATTGCAAAACTGATTGAGGCGCTCTGATGAGGCTGACACTTCAACACATCATTGGCGCGATAATCGGAGGGGCAGTTTCAGGCCTCTTTTTTTATGCGCTCGGGGCTCATGACAGCAAGCAGCAGGCGGCATTGAAAGCCGCTCAAGCTGTGACACAAGCAATCCAAAACAGGGCAGGGATTAATGAGAGAATCGACAATATGGATAGCGTTGCTCTGTGTATTGAGCTTGGCGGGGTGCGCGACCAGTGCGAGCAATTGCGCAGGCTGGCAGAAGATCAGCGTTAAGCCGGAAACAGCGGTCTATCTGGCCGGTAACGACCAGAGCGCAGGCAAGGGTGTTGCCGGTCATAATGCGTATGGGAAAAAGGCGGGGTGCTGGTGATGGGGGAGGATATCAAGTGGTTAATTGGGATATCAGCCTCAATGGCAGCCTCATTCATCATTGCACTGATCGCTTCATTTCGATCACTCGCCGCTTCTATCAAGACCGGTGATGACGCATTGCATGAGCGGATCAATCGAACGCGAGACGATTATGTCCGCCGTGTGGACCTTGATGGACACATTAATCAACTACGCGACGGCATGAAAGAATTGAAGGAGGAGTCTCGTGAAAGTGCTAAAGAAACAAATAAAAGATTGGATCAAGTGTTAGCTGCTTTGGCTCAAGATAGAAAATAATTTGTCGCCTGATTCATTGAGGCTGCGCCTAAGTGATGTGCCCTAATCAACTGATTTTTTAAAATTACCGGAACCCATTGTGATCTTGCGCATTATTCATCTGCAGTAAGCAACAGCAGGAGTAATATGTACCATGTTGTTAAATAAGAAAAGTGAGGTCATGTAATAGAAAGTATCGAAATGGATAAAATACCAAGAAATCGTAATAGTAGTTCAAAAATTGAGATTAGAGTGACAAAAAACATAGAGGATAAATTAAAGTCACTCTATGATTTTCTAAAAGAGGAAGAAATACCTGATAAATTTATGGTTTTAGTGAGCGAATTAGAGAGAACCGAGAAATCTAAATAAAAAGAACGCATATAAAATGGAGGTTGCAGGCGATGGGAAAAGCTATGTCGGAATTTAGAGAGTGTCTCATAGAAGCACTACCAAGTTTACGTGCTTTTGCGAAATCCCTAGCAAAAAACCCTGATACAGCCGACGACTTAGTTCAAGATACAATTTTAAAAGCATGGGCAAAACAAAGCTCATTTGAAATTGGAACGAACATGCATGGTTGGCTTTTTACTATTCTTCGTAATGAGTTTTATAGTCTTATGCGTAAAAGTGGCCGTGAGATAGGGGACGGTGATGGTATATTAAGTAACAACGTCGCGGTTCATCCGGCTCAATATGGATCGCTTTACCTTCAAGATTTTCGTGAGGCGCTTAATCAGCTGCCAGATGATCAGAGGGAAGCTATTATTTTAGTTGGGGCGTCAGGTTTTTCTTATGAAGAAGCCGCCAATATTTGTAACTGTGCGGTTGGCACAATTAAAAGCCGTGTATCGCGAGCAAGGGCACACCTTCAAATGCTTCTTGATGTAGAAAGTACTCACCATTTTGGTCCTGATCTATCGTCAGCACATGTCACCCTACGCAGTTTTGCATAA